TTTGGATGTGCTGTGGAGCAAAGAGCTACACCATCACCACCAGCATACTGCAGGTTAGTACCTGTTGTAAATGCACGGTTGTAAATGTTAGCGCCTACGTTTTCTTTTGTTTGACGGAAAGACATAGCCAATGCACCAGAACGTTTCTTAGATACTTGCTCGTACAAGTTGTCGTCGAGTTCTTCTTTAGTTACAATATAACCTAGAGCGTAAGCAATATGTGTGTAACGTGTTGTAAAGCCTTGGATCTCAGAGTCATAAGTAACCCCAGCGCCTTCAGCTTTTTGTGGAACGAGTCCAAAGCCAGTAACCTGGACATCTTCTTCGTAGTTTTGATGTGATGAATCTTTATCAAAGAGTGCAGAGAATTCCTCTGGATGCTCTTCGTATACTTGTCCCCACCAAGCTTTAATACCAGGCCATAGGGCCTTAGGATGGGTACCGGTTGTGATTACGCCTGCCATGTTTTTATTCCTTTAGTTATTAAGCTGTGCCTTGGGCTTGCTTGAATTGGTGACGATTAAAGATAACTTGAACGTTATCATATGCACCAACTGCGTTATCAGGACGTTGCGATACGCCAATGATAGTCAGAGGCAATGCCAAAGAACCAGTTGTACCCTGAGCAATAATACCAGAGCTATTCAAGACAGTGCTTGATAGTGGGCTAGATTGTGACAAAGTGGTTTGGTTAGCTGTAATAGACATAGGGGCATTAGCACCTACGTTAGCAGNTGAAGCACCAGTAGCATCAGTTTCAATTTCAAAGATGATGTTAGGATCTGTTACTACAACAGCATATTGTAAACCAGAACTTACTGGATAGTAGATTTGGTTCAAAGCAAGGGTTGTGCCTTGGAGTGATACACCGTAATTAGCTACACGGAAACCAACGATAACGCCAACAGGGATATCAGTAGTAGCAGCTTTAGTTACGTATGCANTGCCATTCGTGTCGGAACCACCAGCAAGCTTTACAACATCGCCAATGGCGTAGCTGTTAGAAGCATCGTTAGCGATAGCGAAAGTCTGGCCTTGTTGGTTCCAAGCCGCACCGGTAATGCTACCGATTGGACTTAGACCACGAGGGGCGTTTGTATTTGCCATTTATAGTCTTTCAATAAGATTAAAGATTAGTATTTATTAGACGAACCAAATTTAATACCAGCATCATAAAAGCCAGTAGTATCTACGGAGTGTCCACCCTTACCTCGTTTAATCGAGTTATCGGTTTTGTCATTGCGTGATTGGATTTCAGCTTGATCCTCTTCCCACCATTCTTGCTTGATCTTTAAAAGGATCTGCTGAACTGGTTTACCAAGGTCATCTTTGCTACCCATAACACTTACTCTATCTCCTAGATCGACGTTAGTATCAGTAACGTTCGATGCATTATATCCTACCTCACCGGGAGAAACAAATTCCCAACCAGCATCAAGGGCCGCAGAAATGCGACCAGGTTCATCATTAAAGAAGTACAAGTGATAGCCTGGAATAAGCTTTCCTACTTGCAACTTGCCACGTGTCCCGTTAAACGCCCCACGATTGCGGCGTACCGGTTTCTCAGTAGACACTGAGGTAGTCTTGACTTCTACAGGTGTTTCCTTTACAGTGGATTCATTTGGATTAACAAACTCACCTACTGCTACTTTTTTTTGTGTTGACATATTCGTTCTCTCTTGTTTATTCTGACCAGTCGTATTCACGGACATAGTCTTCTTTATTTCTAATTAAACCTTGCTTAAGGAATCTATCACAAGCAGCCTTAGCTTCTGTAGGTAGATTCTCATATGATCGTTTAGCACTACTAGGNCGACCAGATTGGGTTGTCATACCAGCACCATCCATAGGATTGGCTCTCGTCTTTTTACCAAACTTATCGGGATAGGTTTGTGCTAACTCTTCATCTAACTTGTCAAGGAATGCCTTACCTTTAAGGGTAGGAAATTCCTCGGTAATAGATTTACCAAGTGCATTGGTGACATCGGTAATTCGCTTGTCTTGACCAAACCATTGATTACGATCTAACCACGCTTGCAGATTCTCATCTGGTTGTGGTGCAGATTGTTGTACTGGTTCTGGACGATTAGCCTCGGCTTTAGCCTGTGCTACATCCTCTTTAATCAAGTCCATTGCATCATCAATCTCTACTACACGATCGCCGTCTCCACTGGAGACTGCATCACGCTTTGCTTGCTTCAGTTGACTTAACTGAGCTTCGAGATCTTTTGCTTTGCGTTCATACTGTTCCTTTTGGAACTTCTGGAACTCTCTGGCAGTAGACCTTGCTTCTTCAGCAATGCTACGAGCCTCTTTAAGTTCCTTGAGCAGCTTCTCGTTGTTCTTCCGAAGGATAGGCATGATCTCTTTGCCACGACGGACAAAGGTTTCTGCATCTACCCAATCAGCTTCATTACCACGATAGTCGTCTTTAGCAACCCAACCCTGTGCACTAGCTTCAGCAGCATAGTCTGGGGTTTGTAGTGCTTGAGTCTGTGGTTCAACGTGTTCTTGCTCTTGTTGAATATTACCTACGTCATCACTCATTATTTAATTCCTTTACTTAAATGGGGATCAACAAGTTCCATATCAGGATCTAATAGTCCTGTAAGGTCATCATCATTGATCATCCTATACTTTATACCGTCTCTACCTACATACATTAAACCNGCATACTTAGCCATGATTACTTTATCGCCAGACTTAACTGGAGAAGTACCTCCAAAAGCGTCTGGACCTACTTCAATAATCTCACCGGTTGTATTACCCAANTGCTCACGCTCACTCATACCTTCTGTAGATACTATAATNCCGCTTGCTGTTTGATTAACTACTACCATTGGCTTAATCAAGATACGATTTAATAAAGGTGTTATACCTGTATAATTACTCATCTGCTCTCCCTTAGTGACTCCATCAGACCCTCATAATCAAGAGTAAGAATCATGCTAACAGCTGCTATACGACCACGAACATTGCTGTCGTCATCAGTACCACCTACTAACATTTCTTTTAAATACTCTCGNTCATTAAAGAGGGCTTTAAAGAAAGCCCCCGTGATCGGATGTTGTTTCCAGTCCAGGAATTCTGGTTCTGTTACAACGCTCAAATTACTCTCCTGTTGGTTCCGNCGGTGTGTCTTCACCTTCCGTTAACTTCATCATAAGCTCAATTGAAGACATGATGCCTTCGTTCTTTGCTTTCATTGCAGATATCTGGGAATTGATTAACTGGATTTCTTGTCCTGTACGAACACCTCCAGCTGTTTCTAATGCCAGTAAAGCTTCTGCTTCTAACTTGTGGATCTTAGCTTCATTAAGTTTAGCTGTATCCATAAGTTTGAGTACACCTAATTTCATCTGCAATTGTAAGTCAGCTTGTTTAATCTGGGCTTTCATTTGCTCAACTTGTAACTTCTCAGGTACAGCTGGTTTAATTGCATTCGGACCTTTTGGATCTGGCAGCAGATTTTCTAGCTCAGCAACCTTCCACGCTTTAGCATACATCAACTGTGCTGCTCTGATATTAACACCAGGCGTTGTTGTTGCTAGCTGTAGCATAGCTTGTGCTTTAGCCATTAGTTGGCTATCACTAACAATGTTAGGATCGGCACTAGGGCTGATATCACTTACTGGACCATTGTAATCATCGGCACTGATATTGAACTCACCCTTATCGGATTGGAAGTCAACTTCATCATCGAGGTACAATTGGTTAAGTCTATAGATCTTTCTAAACTCTTGCTTAAGACTTCTGTAGGTACGTTTAAAGATACCAGAAAAGATCTTCATTCCTTGCTCAGCCATTGTTCTTGTTGTCTCAGCTGCTGTATTCTGNCCCGGATTTTGTCCAACCAGAATGTCAACTGATCCACCAATACGCTCACCATAGTTGATAAGCATTCCAAGCAATGTAAACAGAACTTGAGAAGGCTCCCTAACAGGAAGAGGCACAATGCCTTTACGTAAATCATCACCAGTGGAATCAACGTGTTTCCATTCTAACGGTGCAAAGTTATAGTTACCACCACGCATCTTAATACCACGGCTAAGGAAACCACCTGCCGTGTTAGCCATTGTACCAGCATCAATCATTTGATTAATAAGGGTATCAATACTTTGATTTAGTGGGCCTAATAGTACACCAAAGCCTAAGTCATANAAACCACCATCAGGTGATGGGATAAAAGGAAACTTAGTGAAGTACTGTTCAGCTTTAATCCCTANGATCTTACCTTTAGGATTACGTTCAATAGACTGCTCAAAGTAACGTGCTACAATACGTAGTACTTGTTTAGTATCACGACGTACCCATACAATGTAGGGCTCGGCGTAACCATCACCATCAAAATCAATAAACTTGTGTGTCTCAAGAATTTCGTATGGTGTGCTAGGATCTGTAGACTGTGGAGCCTCCATACCCTGAGCTTTATTCTGTGTCAGTTGTAAGTTTGATTGTGGAATGGTTACAGCTGTTACATCCTGCATTTCACAAAACAACCCACGAGCAACACGCTCATAGATCTCATTCTTAGTCATGTACTGTACGTGAGTAACACGTGGTGCCTGATCAAGCGACTTGGTCCAGTAGTTAACTACTAAGTCCCTAGCAAGAATGTAATCTGATTGTGGTCTACGTTTAGTAGGATGGTAATAGGTCTTTTTAAAAGCACAGCCTACAATTGGTTGTGTAATTAAAACACGATCTGTATCTTCTTCCCAGTCCTCAGCTACTTCAAGAATCTGATAGGACATATGATTTTCAATACGTTCTGCCCTACGTTCTTTCATACCATCTGGATCATCTCCAATAACCCGGCAGTGTACAGGAGTATCACCACTGATTAAGACAGGATAGGCCCTGGCATGGTACTGTAAGGCAGCAATAGTAATGAGTGGGAACTTAACGTTAGACGCATTAGGCCATGGAAAGGACTTAGCTTCAGCAACCTGCAGAGCCAACTTCATAGACTCTTCAGTTCGTTTTTCCCAAGCGGATCTAGACAATAAATCTGCGGTAAACTCTTCATGAACATCATGACCAATCTTATACAGATCATCCTTATGTAAAAGCTCTGCTATGTTAGGACAGACTATTAGGTCCTCTAGCTTGTGTGTTTCTTTTAATTTATTCAAGGTTAGTATCCTGTTGTGGCATTAGCGCCTCGTCTGTCATATCCGAACTCATGCATAGCATCTCGGTATTCTTNATCCTCAACCTCATCATTGGTTGGGGCTTCAATCAGTCTATCAAGCATCATACCCAGGTAAGCCATACAGTCTACTTGGTCATCATGCTTGTCTCGTGGAAACCGCATCATCTCATCTTCGAGGATTTGATACCAGTCAGCGTTCTTATCAAANCGTACACCCTTAGCACGCATCCTAGCTTGNATGCTTCGTCCTCGGGATATCTTATCCTTNCCACCATGTTTAAGNGGGTATAGGTTAATGTACGTATTGGTCTTGTTCATCTCTTCCCGAAGGAAGGGTCCAATAGCTTTTGAGACTTGCATCTCCTCAATACCAAAGGCCTCTGG